ATTAATAATATATAGATACAAAAAATAAAAAGGGTAGGACAAGCCCACCCTATTATCTTTATAACCCTAAAGCATAGTGAAGAACATCTATTCCGTTCTTTGTTTTACCATTCTTGAACTCAAGAGATATGTCTTCAGTTACAAATAGCTCCTCATCTAGTGCATAGTATAGAGTTGCTATTTCTTCCCCATGTTTATAATATGTGACAGATAAGAATGCTCCTATCTTATTACCAGCCATTGCATCTATCTTCGCAAGGTCAGCCTTAAGTTTTGTATATACTCCGTCTGATAGACTATCAATATCCTCACTCATATTATTGAATGGTAAGAACACACCTTGATTACGAACTAGAATTTCAGTCACGAACTCTTTGTCATCTTCGTGTGCTAATTCGTAATTAGTTTCTATATCATTATCTGTAAGGCTTATATATTCTTCTATATTTGTAGCCTTTTCAAATTCGACATATTCAACTCCTTCTTCACCATTTTTGATAAGAAGTGTAGGTTGGAAGAATTGAGCTGCAACTTCTTCTTCCATTTCTTCTTTAGTTAAGTTTATATCCTTTGCCATTTTGTATGCCTTCTTCATCATATCTTCATTGACTTGTAAAGGCATAACTAGATACTTATTATTGTCATCGTATGAAGCTGGGACTGTAAGCTCAACCTCTTCATCCCCCCAAACAAATGTGACAGACATGTGCTTACCAAATCTCATGTCATCACCATAGTATGCAATGCTTGTTAAATGGTTACCGTAGATAGCATCTAATCTATCAACAGTATCCCCTACAGACACACCTTTGTAAACAGATTGCATTACACTCACAACCTTGTCTACATCTGCAGGTTCTGCAACTCTAGCTCCAATCGTATCTCCAGTCTCTATGACATGTATCTTGTCTATAAATAGATTAGAGAAGTAATCTTTACTTCTGTCATAAGTCACATTTGGGTTATTTGGAACCTCAACACCACAAGCTACTAATACTAAACCTAATACCATAATTGCCAATACTTTTACTGCGTTTCTCATAATTTGACCTCCTCAAGTCATTTAAAAATTAAATTAAGACATTCACCCTATGTGCTGTCTTCTATGTTTATAATATGTATTCATAAAAAGCAATTATGTTATTTGTGAAGTTCAACCATCTTATCTTTAAATACTATTACTCTGAATGTATTAAGATTTGCTTCTTCCACTGTAACATCTAAAGCAAATATTGGCTCTTCTTCTACATAAAATCCAAGTCCTGTAGTATCTTTATAAACTCTTGTATTATGAAGTCCTCTTACATCTACAGCAGATAGTGTAACATCAGCTTTAAATCTTTGAGAGTAGAAGAGTTTAACATCTTCTACTCTTTCCTTTATAGTCCTAGTTCTTTGCATTTCTTCTTTTCTTTTCTCAGCATACTTAAGTATAATATACGATATGCTTCCAAATATTATTATCGTAATAAGAAGTATTCTCAGTAAACGTTCTTTTGCTTTCTTCGTATTTGTAATATGAAACATTTCTAATCATCAACTCCTAAAAAACTACATCTAAGATATTTCTCATCTTAGTTACTTCTGCTAAATTGTCCACGTGTTTTGTATACTTTTCAAAATTTGTTGCATAAGCTTCTAAGGCTCTTGCTCTAAAGTCCTTATCTTCCATAAACTTAGGGAAGAAGTCCTTTCTATAAAACTTATTATCTTTATCTCCTTTTAGGTATTTATATGAACCGGCATCTTCAAGAACTGAATGTATTGTCATCATATCTACCATTAAAGACATAAGTGGGTTAAATCCATAATTTGGGTCTGATACTATATTGAATTTAGTTGTACTGTCGTGCATAGCAAATCTTGACTTATATACAGTACATTCAACTGTCTTAGAGTTAGGAACTTTAAGTCCTAAATCATCTTCAAGCTTTTGAGCGTTTTCATATTTGTATTTATCAAGAACTATTCCAAATTCAGTTTCAAACTCAAGTTGTTTACCACCTGATATATTGACCTTAGCATTTAATACCGAATAAGACTTTTGCAGGTACATTACATCTATTCCTATCTTTTCTCCCACATGTACTATTGCAAATAGCATAATATTTGCTTCAAGCATAAATGGTCTCATTTGCTCTAAAAACATTCCGTTTATATTATTTCTTCTTGCATGGAATGTATTAGATGCTTCATCTTTTATATCAAGTGCTTTAGAACGAAGTTGTGTCCAAGAGTCTACTACAAGTACAGTAGGTACAAACTTCTTAGTCGGCTCTCCGTCCATATTAACTGTATCATACATAAACTTATCGGGAGACTCAGTCTTAAGCTTATATAAGTCCATTACAAGCTTAAATAGCCCTTCAATAGATGTATTAACTTTATGTCTATGGGTAATTCTTATAAGGTTATTTCTTATAGCATCATTACCAAGTCCACAACACACTTGCATCCAGTCAGCTTCTAACCCTTCTTCAGGAGTAAAGTATTCTATCCAAGATGGCATACCTTTTTGTATAAAAGGACGAACTATATTACCAGCAACATTCATTGCAAATACAGATTTCCCTTTATGTGTAGTACCACCTATTGTAAATAGTACCCCATCTCTTAATCCTCTATTCTTTATTATTTCTCCTTCTTTAACTCTTGAAGGGTTATTTCTTCCTAGGAAAAAATCTACAGTGGTAAATCCTGTAGGATAGCAAACTCTATTCATATCGAAATTTGCTCTCTTTTCTCTTACCTTTTGATACTGCTTAAGTTCATTATCTAAATCGGAACTTATCTTCATTTCAAGTTCTGCCATTGCTTGTATTTCTTCTTCACTCATACCAAGTTCTTTTGCTTCTTTTAGTTCCATTATTTCACTCCTTGTTTAAAATCGCCAAGTATCTTATTTATTTCAATTCTCATCTTGTCATTTTCATTTATTGCCTTTATTATCTCCTGTAAATTTTGTATCATTCTATTTATTGCACGTTCATTTTCATCAGTTTGTAATTCCAGACAATCAGTTATCAAATAACTAGCTTTTTGTATGACATTAAAATTATTTACATCCATATCGTGGGTATAACCCTTTAAACTGACATAGTCATAATCTGTACATTTATAAATCATTTCTTTTCACTCTCCATTTCAGATATACACTTATATACTTCTTTCATATTATCTTCTAAATTTAAAAGAGTGATATTGTTTGATGTAGCATTGTTTAGTATATTTGCAGTCCATCCCATTATAACATTTATAAACCTTTTAGTTCTATCATCAGTTGCAAATGCTGATAAATGTCTTTGAGAATACTCCATAATTCTAGCTGAGTTTTCTACAATACCGCTATTCCCTTTAGTAAGTTCTACATTACGTGCTTTAACAAGTTCTAATTTTCCTTTTAAATAATCCATATTGTTCTCCTCCTTTATTAAACTAATTGAGAGTTTTACAAAAAATAAGAAAATGTGGGATTACCCACATTTTCCTTAAACTATCTGTCCTCTTAATATTGCATCAGCTTCAGCTTTACTTAGTCCTAATGCTACCATATTATTAACTAGCTTATTTCTATAAGTCTTAGAGTAATAAGATTTAGAACCACAGTATTCTCCTAAAGCACTGTCATACGAATTATATTTCTTTAAGTATTTAAAATATCCTAGCATATATTTTATACTAACTCTAGGGTCTTTTTGTGATTCATGATTATACGGTGTCTTATAACCAAGTACAGTTGTATGAATGTATTTACCTGTACCTTCAACCATTTGTGCAAGTCCAGTAGCTGATGATTTCTTATTCTTAGCTCTTGCATAGAAATTAGATTCTCCTGATATTATTCCTAGTATTACATAAGGATTCACATTATATTTATCAGCTTCTTCAAATACATAATCTAAGAACTCATAATCAAGATAAGATACATCAGTACCGTAAGATTTAGCTTTAGCTATTATTATATCATATTTAACTATCTTATTTGATTTAGGCTTCTGTGCCGGTGTCTCTTCTTCCTCTATAACTACGATAGCTTCTTCCTCTTCTTTAGGTGTATCTATTTTATCAACTATCTTCTTCTCAATAAGTTTCTTCTTACCTAAAGCAAGTGGTGGAGAATCAGGTATTTTAAGAGTTCCTCTTATTATATCAGTCTCTACATCTTTATATCCTTTAGGTGCAAATTCAATATGCTTTGATTTAGTATTATTACTAGGCACACTGAACTTTTCAGCTTCATATTTCTTTATGTCTATATCTTTCTTATCTTGTAATACTGGTACAGGTTTTACTTCTTTCTTAGCTGGTACTACAGCTGGTTTTGTATCCTTCTTAGGAGGAACAGGTTTATCTTCAGTTTTAACAGGTACAGTCGGTTTTACAACACTTCCCCAAGTCTTTTTGATATCATCACTTGTTCCAACTATCATTTTCTTATTTGTATTACTTACGACTTCTACTGAAGTTATTCTTTCAGATAGACTGTCATTTTCTTCTTTTGCAAGTTTAAGTTCATATCTTAAAGCTTCTACTTCTTCTCTTAATCTGTCTAATTCTTTTCCAGATGAATGTCTTGCTACCATATAAGCCATAATAAAATTCATAGCCATTATTATCAGCATAAATATTGATAGAGCTTTTAATACTCTTGCTTTCTTTGCATTTTTATTAGTTTCCATTTTCTAACCTCCCAATCACTTTATCATAATTCTCTTCTAAGTTTATAAATTCAGGGTCTATACCCATTCCGACATAACATGCAGTGATGTACTTTAAAGCAACCTTACCTTCTTCTGGAGCTTCTGGTATATTAGTTCTACCAGTTCTTGATATATTAGAATAAGCTTCATTTTTAGCTATATCATTATCAGCTCTAAATGTATAAAATTCTTTAATAGTATTATCATATCCTGCTGCAAGAAGTTGTGCAACTTCCATATCCGAAACCCCAGCACCTTTAGATTGGTTTACAACTTGGTTTGATTTGTCTCTCATAGTTGTAGTTTCGGCGTGTCTATTTTCACCCAGTGCTGTTTGCATAAGCTTTATTGTAGGAAGTCTAAGTATCATTACTTTCTTATCTGATATTAAAGTTCCTATATCAGGGTCGTCCATCATAAATGGTAGAGTAACCTTTTCTTCAAAGTTTCTACCAAGCACAGTCTTCATAGATTTAACTATATCTTCTAGCTTGAAAGTTTGTTCAAGTGGAAGTACCTTTACTCTCATTACTCCACCTTTTACAAAGTCTATAAATTCCTTATCATCCATTGCATCAAAGTATAACTTATAATGATTATAATTCGGTGCATCTTTTACGTTTCCACCTTCTGCTATAAGAAGACCTTGTAATAGCTTTTCTTTACATTTTTCAATTTTGCTATTCGCCATTGTAAGTCCCTCCTAATCCATTCTTATTATTATATCGTATATTAAAACGATATGGAATCTTGAGAATGCTCTTGACCATTCTCTTCCTCTTATTTGATATTCCGATTTCATTTGTTCAGGGAAAGTATCATCAATACCTTTAGCACGATTCACCACAGAAACAAAGTTTCTCTTCATTGCTTCAAATGAAAGTGATGGTGCTTTTTCAGCATAGAAGTCTACTAGATAGTGACAATAGTTTATTACATCATTTAAGTGGTCAGCATATACTACTTTAAACTCTTCATAATAGTATAAGTTATTAGTTCTTTTAATTAAGTTCATATCAAGACCACGGTTTATCTTTTCAGATATTGAAGCTTTTAAAGACGCAATTTTAACAGTTTCATTCTCTACTGTAATATTAGTATCTTCATTTAATATGTCTTTTTGGTCATACATTCTCTCATTCTTGTATTGGTCGTATAAATCTCTTACTCCACGCATATTAAGATTCATACGAGTTCTTATAGACATAAGAATATATACTATTACATCATCTATTAAAAGCTCATCTTTTTTGAATTTAGTTTGAATGAAATCTTCTGCAACTGTTCTCATAACAGCCTTTACCATTCCTACAGAGCTACCTTCAGACTTAAGTAAATACTTTTGAGACATTACAGGTTTTCCATCTTTAACACCATACAAAATGAATCTCATTATACCTGGATTCAAACTACCGTTTTTCGTATAGTATTTATACATAAGTCCAGTTAAGAACTTAACACCTAAGAACTCCAAGAACTCTCTTTTACCTGTATGTAGAAACGATAGTAAAAGAGCAAGTGATAACGGGTCGTTGGGTGTATCCCAACCCAGCTTTAAAATTCTGTGAGTTCTTGCAAATGCTCTAAACTCTCCCTCATCTATATTATAGGCTTGTAAAAACTTTCTTCTTTCCCCGTTTCCAAACACTACAACTTCAAGAAGTGGAGTTGACAAGGCATCTGCGTTTCTTGTCATATAATCACTAATCAATTTTAAGACTTGTGGGTGATGTTTAGTGATACCAGTCCCACCGAAATATTCTGATATTTCCCTTGTAGCTTCACGAGGGTCATATACTTTAAGGTTTATATCTTCTGCTTTTTTATCTATATCTTTATCATTGAATTTCATTATATTCAGCTCCTTTCCTTAAAAAATTGTTTATAAAGTGCTTGAAAACTAAAAATAAAGGCTGGGAAACCCCAGCCAATTTATTTTATTTTTTCTTTAGTCCTTTGAAAGCTCCACCTTTTATAGCGTCATCTCCAGCTTCAGTTCTTGCTGAACCTCCACCGAATACAGATGCGAACTTAGGTGTTTGCACTGTACCATGTGCAGTTAATTTTGTTCCAAAGCTTTGAGGCTTTCTGATGTCAGTGAATACGCTTGTTATATCGTTCCCACTAACGAATGCAGAAGCAGCTGTTGTTGTAGGTACTACAGTTGCAGCGTCCAAATTTTCTCCAGTAAGCATATTGATTAAGTCCTTAGCAATATCTCTCTCACCTGCTTCATATTGCATTGACATTAATCTTGTAAATTTGACATCTTCATTAGTTAGAAGACCGAAAGCATAATCTAACCCTACGAAACCTTTATATTCAATAGCTCCAGTTCCGTTGTTAGCTACATCTGAAAGACATCTTGCTGGAATTTCCCAGTATTTTAAATCAAGCATAAGTTGATGTAAGTCTCTCATAGTTTCAAAAGTTCTCTTTAGAACTTCATCTACAGATACCTTTTGTCCTGTGATTTCATCAGGACTTGCAAAGTCAGGTTGGAAAAATGTTGCACTGTACTTTCCAGTGTTTTCATTCTTGTCGATACCATATACAGTACCTTCTAATTCCAACACTCTGTCAAACAATCTGTACTTTCTTGTCTCTCTACGAATGAATCCTCTTGAAGATTCAAAGTCGTAGACTTTTCCGTTCACATCAACCTTTGGTGTAAGACCGATGTCTAATTGAGAACTTTTTGCATTCTCAATGATATCATTTACCTTTTCACTAATACTACCAATTACCACTCTTCCTTGTGGCTTCTTTACGATGAATTTGTTCATAATCTTTTCCTCCTTAAATTTGATTTTTTATTATTGTAGTTCGTTGCTACACTGTTATAATATATATTAAAAAATACTAATGTTGCAAGTATCCTCTAAGAACACTCTTTCAGCTTCTTTTAAAGCCTTGAGTTTTGCAGAAAGGACTGCTGGTGAATTCCATATAGATGGAAGTTCATTTTCAGCATATTGTTTTCCAACTTTAAGTTTTTCCATATCTTCTTTAAGTCTTTGCTTACATCTCTCAACAATAGTTTTCTTAACCTTAATATATTGCTTATCAGATTCATATAATAATTCCATAGGCACACTAAACACAGAACCTTCATAAATAGTCTCAAATGTGTCCATTATCTTAAGCTCTACTTCCTTCGGAGATATAATAAATCTACTTCCTCTTCCTACATTCTTTTTAAGCTTATTATTAAAGTCAGTTATATTAGATAGTATAAGAGCAACGAATTCGGAACATATAAAAGAAGTTTGATTTTTGTAACTTGTTATTCTTTTATGTGGTAACCATTTGACAAATCTTGATAACTTCCCAAATGAGTAATCTATTCTTTTATAGTTCATTTTGAATTGCTCAATATTATATACCATCTTCTCATAGATATCTATAGGAATATATCTACGGGTTATTTTCATCTCTTTATTTCTCCATCTATCAGGAAATTCAAATATAGACTCAACCGCAACTCCATAGTTTTTGGAAGTAGTACCCATAGATACAGTTTCATAATAGTTCATAGCTATAGTAGCGTGTGAGTATTTTGAGTTTGTAAATCCCATTATTATCTTAGACATCAAGCTGTCTCCTGATGTAAGTATTACATATATAGGAACCATACCTTTTTCAGTTGCAGCTTCTGAATACAGTGTAGTTTTCTTAATAGGATTAAAAAGCTCGGACTCAGCTATCATCTTTAATATATCACTCATTTAGTCTTCACCTCATCTATAGTCTTATACTTAAGTATGTCATCTAATTCCTTCTCTTCTAATTTAACTCTAGCGTGTGCGTCCTTATACTTTTCGTGTACACACTTTCTATCAAAAGCTTTTATCCAATCATTTATAACATGCGAATCTAAATACTCTTCCCCAAGAATAACTTTAGCTATTATATACAACATAGATTCATCTTTATTTCTTTTTGCGAATAAATCATAGTTCAGTTTAGCTCCAGTAGCATAGTATATTTCTAAAGAGTCGTAATTCTTACTATCTAAAGCATTCATACCAAGCATAATACCGTTGTCTGTAACATAGTACACAATACCATCATAATCTCTTGCTATATATGCAGAATAAGCACCGTTATTATTTTCTAGTACAAAGCAAGGGAAGTTTACATTCCTAAGTTTAGGGTCTACTTTTGGACCACTAAAGAAACCTTCACTATATAGAGCGAAATCAATTCTTGGTGGTATAACCACCCTACCATTTTTCTTCATAAGCTTTTGTATAGTTATCATTGTAGATTCAAGTGCTTTAACTTCTCTTTCTCCTTCTACTTGTACATAGTTAAAGTTATAGTTATCAAGTATCTCTTTAAAGATAGCTATATTCTTCTTTCTATCCTTTAAGAAGTGTGGACTCATATTAGGATTATCAAGTCCATCTTTTCCTGATATAATAAGATTTAATGGTCTTACAAATATATCAGGTATATGGTTTAAATTCTTTCCTTCAAATCTATAAGGTATTACAACACTTGCTGGTGCTTCTATATCTTCTGAAGTATATCCAGCACCATCTAAATACTCAAGTATTTGATATTCTATGTTAGATAGAACTATCTTTCTACCCCCATCTTTAAATGTATAAGTCTTGGCTATACCTCTATTTGCCATAAGTTTATCTTTTTGAAACTCAGGTATACTTGCAAGATTTGTAGTACCATACTTATCAAGAACTCTTTTATTTCTTATCTCTACATATTTCTTAACACAAGCATCTGAGCAAAATCTATCATATCTTCCTTTCTCTTCGTTCCAAGTAGTAGGCTTCTTACAGATAACACAATTACCTATATTCTTCCTATATTTATTTCTTTCATGAAACGCTTTTTGTTTCTCAGTCATAGTTCTTCTCCTTTCAGTAAACCTTTATTTCTTACAAAAATGTTCCAAAACACCACGATAAAGGGATGTTTTAAAGATAGGAGGTGTAATATGAAAGTTGTAAAGACCGATGTTTTAAATCTTAAGTCTGTTATAGAAACCCCTATGAGACTATCTGAATTTAATACAAATGAAAGATATGAAGATATAAGAAGTGTAGTAAACTTTTTAATAAATCTGATACTTATGGTTCCGGGTACTATACCGGAAATGCCTAAAATGGGTTATAACTTACATTCAAGAAGACACTTCATTATGAACTCAAAAGAACTTGCAAGACAGCAAATGGATTTACAAGAACAGATATCATCATATTGCGATTATCCAGTTGTATCTGATGTATCTTTATATCCAATAAGTGATGAGATAACTGGAGACCAATCTATATCAGTTATTGAGATAACTCTTATAACTGGAGAAAAGGTACAGTTATTTGATGATGGATATGATACACAAGTCAGTGTAAATATAGTTGATGGTAAAAACTTTTTTAAATAAACAAGGAGGAATTATAAATGGAAAACAAAATGAGCTTAGCGGAATTTTCTAAAACATTAGGACAAAATGAAATACCTGATGTACCAAAAGGACCTAGTTTAACAGAACTTGCGTCTACACCAGTAAATGAGGAGTATACACCTGCACAACCTGTACAACCAACAGAAGTAGCTCCAGAACCACAACCTGTGCCTAATAAAAGACATATTGAAGTAATAGATATTTCTGAAGCAAGAGCACTTACTTTAAATATGCAAAGAACTGCACAAGAACAAGGTTCAGAAAGAGGTATAATACCAAATCTTGACCAAGATGAAGTAAAGAAGATAAATAGTGCTTTAGATACAGGACTTGAAGATTATATGGCTTATACAGAAAAAGATAGAAATGAAGCTGTAGAAGTATTAAGAAGACACGGGTATACAGATGAAGAAATAGATGAAATACCTTATATAAAGCTTCTTGACATTGCAAGAGCTGTTAAAGCTGATGAAGCTGAAGGTACAGTTGGAGATATGAGACATACTGTCCAAGAAGATGGAACTATTGCTGAAAATGCTATGGATAAATTAGTTGATAATAAAATAGATGATACAGTAGTTGTAGATACTGCGGTTAAATCTGAAGTGATTGAAGCTCCGACTCAACCACAACCAGCTCCTAAAGTGATTGATAAAGATGAAGAGTTTACAAGAGAACCTTCTCTTGCTGAAGTAATAGGAGATAAAAGTATTTATGTCAAATACTCAGAAAAGCCTTTAAACTCTTATAAAAGAGCAAAGGAAAATAAAGTTAAGAAATTACTATCAAGACAAAAAAGAGGAAACTCTGTTGAAGTATATTTACCTAACTCAAATCTAAAGCTTAATGTATTTGAAATACATCAACCAGCAATAATAACTGAAATTGTAAGACTTACTCAAATGAGTCAAGATATAATGATTAAGAAAAGAGTAGTAGAAGCTATACTTGAAAGAAGTACACCACTATGTGCTGACGGGGAAGATATAACTACAGACGCTTTAATGAACTATATATCTTATGATGACTTATCTTATATCTATCTTGCAGGAGCAGCAGCTAATGCTATACAAGAAGTGCCATACGGAGTTGAATGTGCAACTTGTGGAACCAAAGGAACTATTAAGCTTGATATCAAAAAGCAATTCATAAAGGCTATGCAAGAGATAGACGATACTCTTAAACTATCATACAAAGAGTCTGATGACTTTGAAACTTGTATAGCAAAATCTTTAGCTAATAAGATAATAGAAGTTAAGGATAAAGATGCAAGAGTTGTTATAACTTTAAATAACCCATCACTACTATCTAATATAGCATTAGGAGAAGCTATTAAATCTTATGTGTGTGAAACATTTGCACAACTTATACCTGAAGCTTTAAAATATCAATCTATTGATACTAAGTTTGATTTCGTATACAACTTACAAAATCCAGATGTTGTTAAAACTATATCTGCTTGTATACTACTTTCTTATATTAATAAGATAGACACATATACATTCGATGGAAATGATAAGAACTGGGATAGCGAAGAATTCTTAGAAGAATCATATGACGCTAATGTAGATGGGGTAGATGTAATGGTAGAAGCTATGCTATCTTTAGAGGAAACTACATCTAAAGTAATTGAAAAGACTATAGAAGATGAGTTTGTAAAAGAAAGAATAAATATAACTACAGGAAACTGGACTTGTGCTTCTCAAACTTGTAAGGCTTTAAATAACACGAGGGTTGAGGGTTTAGAGCTGTTGATTCTTTCTTTATTCAACAAGATGGAGACAAACATGTAGGATTTCTCCATAATATTGTGATTATCCTTGAAGGTAAATACTCTTATCAAGAAATAGCAGATATGCCAATGTCTGAGATAGAAATACTTCTAAAGCATAACTCTGAATTTGTAAAGATGAGAGATAAGATGATGGAAGAGCAAAGAGATAAAATCGAAAAGGATAGAAATAAAAGAAAGAATTCTGTTTCAAATCCAATATACTATTTATAGAAGATGTGATATGGTGTGGCACAACGCCACACCCATCTTCTTATTAATCCATTTTAAAGTGACAACGCGAACACGCACAAACGATTTCTAATAAAATATTAGTTATTCAATACCTCTAATTACGTATTGAAAGGAGTATACAGAATGGCAACATTTGAGGGGTTCCATTCTGTAGTATTTATGTATTCAAAATCTATTTAATTACTGCGACACGCACGTATGATATTATTTGATTATACCTACTAGCTATGTTAGTGAATTTTAAAAATAAAGCAAGAGACGTTCGGCAGGGCGTATGAGGGTCGCGGTCACCTCCTGGAATGATGCTCC